GGAGGAATTGCAATTTGTGACGTATACTGAATTTGTTCAATAAGATATTCGTGTGCTGTACTTACAAATCGTCGGCGCTCATCCACATCCAGATAGACAAAATCACCCCACAGTGTGCAATCGGTTATATGGGCCGGCTTTACGGTTATATCTACACAGTCTTGAATGACATTCGGTGTCCAGAAGCACTGTTGAAGGGGTCTAAACGTAATATTAATCCGGACAGGATGATATTGTAGAGCAAGGAGTGGAAGATAGAGGCCGGGATTCTTACAAAACCAGAATTGAAGTGGCACATAGAGTTTGAGGGGTCCAATCAGTGTAGGTTGAGAGAATCCATCCACTTTGCCAATCATATCATAAAAACCAAACTTCTGTGATTCAGTTGTGGTGAGATTTGACCAAATCTCCATCCATTCTCCAGTTTGGCGATCAATCTCCTGCTCACCAATGGTCAGTGTAATCTCTTGGATAAGTGCATGACCTATAGAATTTACATAAGCAACAGTTTCACCCGTAGTGGAGAGATAGAGTGGGGGAAGTGTAATCTCTAAAATACAGGGACCGAGTAAATCTCCACTCCGAGGAACGAGCCAACTGATTTTTTTTCCAAAATCAGGTTCATTGTCTGAATACATTTCAACAGATTCAATGGCAAAATTCGTATGACGACGATAGACAAACTTAAACCATGTTATCTGAGGGTTTCCCGTCAAGAAAACATCTTGTTTTCCAACTGCGACGAGTTGTAATAGACCACCGTTGCCAGTCATCTCGCGGCGCTTCTGAATGATGGAGTGATTCTTAGTAGAAGGTAGTAGCGCGATGGATCCTCGCATGAATTCAAGAAGAGGATATGACATGGATTTGACGGTCCTCCGGTCACTTTTTGCACTTGATCCTAACACAAATATTCCAATCAGCACAAACTGGCTCATGACAGCAGATGGAATTGGTGGTGTTCAATGGAAAGGTTTGGCATCGTATATGAGTACCGTAAGCATTTCAAATATTAGCATGTTTGATACGACACTTACTAACGATCCTTATCGCCACAATATTACAATCACAAATGGTGCATTATTTGTTGACGGTGCTCCTGTGACTGGATCAGGTCTTAACATTGTTCAACTTGCAAGTAGTCTACAAGGCCTTGGTACCTATGGTTATGTTAGCACATTAAGTCTTTATAGTACTGTAAGAGGACTTGGCACAGCCGGCTATGTGAGTTCTGGTACACTGACATCAACTGTAGTAGGTCTCGGTACAGCAGGTTATATAAGTACTGCTAGTTTCTATAGTACGGTTGTTGGACTTGGTACAGCAGGTTATGTTAGTACTGCACAGTATAATAGTTTCTCTAATTTAATTTATAACAATATTTCATATATTTCCTCAGGTAATCTTTACAGTACAACAACAAATCTTCTTGGATATATTGACGATATAATTAATTCCCAGGGCAATGGATCCATTAGTAGTTTCACTGTGAATGGAACTGCAAATTTCTATTCAACCCTTTCAGTTGGCACTTTTTTTTATATTAATGGAAACATCTCAACACTGAGTACAAGTATTGGAGATACCATTGTAAACTTAGGTACAACTCCTGGTTATCTCAGTAGTTTGAACAGCCGATCGTTAAGTACGGGCATGATTGGTCTATCAAGTATTAACTTCATGGATACAGTAACAGGTGTAAAACAACTTGTTGCTGTGACAAATGGCGTCTTTCAAGTGAATGGAGCGTCCATTACAGGAGATGTAACTACAGGAAATCTAACATCAACAGTCATCGGACTCGGCACAACTGGCTATCTTTCAACAGTGGTTTTTACTGGTGTTGTAAGTACTGCAAATTTGGTAGGGTTGATTAGTAGTGCAAATCTGAATGGAATTGTAAGTAGTGCGAATCTGGTTGGATTGGTAAGTAGTGCAAATCTGGTAGGCTTGATAAGTTCAGGAAATCTGGCTGGACTTGTAAGTACACCGAATCTAGAGGGCCTTGTAAGTTCGCCTAATTTAATTAGGTTTATCAGTACCGCCAACTTAGCAAATCTAGTGAGTACACCGAATCTAGCAGGCCATGTGAGTACTCCAAACTTAATTGACCTCGTGAGTACAGCCAACCTGCGTGATTTTATCAGTACACCCTACTTTGATTCACAGACAACAAGTAGTTTAAGGGGACTTGGCACACTTGGATATCTTTCAAGTTTCCAAGCGCATGAATTAAGCACAGGACTTCTACAAGTATCATCTATTCGATTTATGGACTCCACAACAACGGCGCCAAATGCAGGTACATTTAGTTTACTTAATGTCAGTTCTGGACAATTGCTCTTTAATGGAGGCTATACAGGTTCAGGTGGAGGAGGAGGGGGTGTTACGCAACTTGTTGCAGGCACAGGTATTATATTGGATCCACCCGTTGGCACAGGTGCAGTTAATGTTTCAGTTAATAGTAGTAGTTTAGTTGACTCACCACTAACAAGTACGCTCAATGGTCTTGGAACGGCTGGATATATCTCCTCCTCACAATTACAGAGTTCAGTAGTTGCACTAAAACAGAGTTTTTTTGTGGTAAATGCCAACACAATCTACCTACAAGGTACTGGTAATTCATTAACTGTAAGTAGTTTAGCAAGTATAGTCTACTTAAGTTCCTTTCTTCAATCAACCGTGACTTATAGAGGTTCAAATGGAACAATCGCTCCTCAATGGACAGTAGGTACACAAGCAATCTCCTTTACAACTGCAAATTTACAATTAGATTCTTTTTCCACATTAATTACATCGAATGCAATAGTAAACATCGAAGTTCTCGGGAACTTCATGTTTAGTCCTCTTGCACTTCCTCAGACCCCAGTACCCATTTATATGTCAAGTTTTGTTAGAAGTGGCGTAACAGGTAATGCTAATTATCTAAGTAGTCAAATGTTCCAAACGATGTTCTTCCCTACGAATTATAATAGTGGAATTGCAGGTGGACTCTATGGCAATATAAGTAATTACTTTGCTCCAAAGATTAAAATGAGTATCCCTGGTTCTGTAGTACAGAATTTCTATCCGAATGCGCCATTAGTGCTAGGACACTATCTTCCGAATGCTGTAACACTTACAACAACACAGGGATTCTTAAACTCAAATACAACTGTTTTCTTTGGTTCAACGAACTCCGTTTTTATTTCAGTTCAAAATATGCCTTAGAGTAGGGAATGAATAAGAAGTCATATGATACAGATGAAATAACTCTTCGCAAAGTGTATGCGAGGACATCGACAAATACAGCAGTGCCTGCGATGACTGTACTAACAGCAGATGGAACTGGTGGAACCTATTGGGCGATTCCTAGTACACTTGGATATAATCCGAGTTTTAACCAAATTGCGACTGATGCTGGAACCTTTACGGCAAGTTTACCATATAATACATTTACGCTCAGCCAAGGTGGAGGTATTGGTTTTGTTCAAGGCGCTGCTACAAACCAAATGTACATCTATTCGAAGGGCTTCAATCAGATTACTGCAGTGGGTGGAAATACCCTCTATGGTTTTTCAAATAATGTCACAACACCTAATCTGACCTTTGCCGCTACAGGTGGTATTAGTCTCCAAGCAAATCCTGTGACAAATACACTGACCTTTACCGGCAATGGTATTCCCATTAGTACAACACTCAATTCATTTCAGAGTTTGAAGGTGTTTCCGAGCCTCTCTACACCCACTGGGCAGATATCCTCTCTATCTGGATTTACAGTACTGAGTGCAAATAATTACTCTTCCATTTTAACACTTGCAGGAACAGGCCAAATTAGTCTCACTTCTGATTACAATGCAAATGCAGTGTTTATTGGATTAAATGCAAGTACACTTGTTACATCGAATCTAACATCGATTATTGTAAGTACAACTAATGTAACAACCTCTAGTTTTACACTTATTGATACATATAGTCAAGTACAAAAAACTCTCTATTCATACAATGGTAATCTCTTTTTGAATGGAGTTGCTGTTTCAGGTGCTGCTGCTTCACTTGTTACATCTGTAAATGCTGGTTCGAATATTATTATGGGTCCAAGTGGTTCAGGAGGTGGAACACAAGGTGATGTGACTGTAAATGTTGATACGAGTTTCTTAACAAGTACTGTAATTGGCCTTGGAACGGCAGGTTATATTAGCACAACGAGTGGTGGAGGTGGTTCAATAAATGCAACCGGTTTAGTGAGTACGGCAAATCTAGCAAGTCTTGTAAGCACGGCAAATCTAGCGAGTATTGTAAGTACATCGTATTTGACTAGTCAATTTACTTCAACTGTGATCGGCCTTGGAACTAGCGGCTATTTAAGTTCATTAAATGGTATATCGTTAAGTACAGGAACAGTTTTCACGTCATCAATCAGTTTTATTGATACATCATTGAATACTAAACAATTACTTGCTGTTAATGGCGGTACATTACAACTAAATGGTGCCGCAATTACGGGTGGTGGTGGCGGCACTCTTCCTGGAGGGTTAGTGAGTACGAGTTATTTGGAAAACGCAATTCTTGTTAGCAGTATATTTAATCGGTCAGGTGTCATGAACTTCTCTTCTCTTTTTGTAAATAGTGTGCCAATTATTTTTGACCAGTACGCGAATCTAGCAGTTTCATTTCAGATCTTATAAGTAGATGCCAGGTGAACACAAAGAAGAACCAGTTTTTACAGCCTTCATAACAGATAGTTACAGTGTAACAGTATCTGTTAGCACAGCCACAATTACCTTTCAGTATCAAGAAAGTACATTTGATTTTACTGGCGGACTTTCTTGTTTAATTAATGAATCTTTAATAACTCTATCTTCAAGTAGTGGAACGGGTGGAAATGGAACTGCTTCATTTAGTATAACAGGTGCAAATGCGAAATATTTTACACAAGGATTTACACAAAAGTATCAACTAATTTATAATTTTATTCCATCAGATTTTTTTTATTATTATTGGTCGCAGGCATCTGATGAAAATAATATAAACTTAGCAACAAGTGGAAATGCATTTATAGCAGTAGGTATTAGTGATCGAAATAAATCAATTCTATTACCTCCTGTTGCTTCAAAACCTGGATATATCTATCGTATTAAAATTACAAATTATGCGTCTCCAAATCTATTACGTATTTCTCCATATTTTTCTACATTTAATGGTACTACAAGTTTAACAGCAGGGAGTGCACCTTATGATAGTAGTATAGATGGCGCCTCATCAACGATTCGTCTAGAAGGGCAAAACTATTCAATTGCACTTGTATCTGATGGAACAAATTGGTCTATTATAAGTTTATATGTATCCTCTCTATTAACCCCTGCTGTGGCTAGTGTAAGTGGTTCATCATCTACAGAATCCACACCTAAACAAATCCTATATCATTCGACTGCAAGTATATATAATATTATTATTGCAGCTATGAACTATTCATTTATTAAGAATATTTGTATTTTAAATAAGGAAGAATCTGCTACAAATTTTTATATATATTTTCCACTGAGAAGATCAGTTGATAATATTACAGCAGGGCCAGGACAACGAATTAGAATTACATTAAATATACCTGCAAATAGTTTAGGAACAATTACACTTACATATGCTAATAGTCAATACTACATATTAGGCTATTATATATTTGGAACTGGAGATAATATTACGAATAATACATCCTCCTCTGCAGCACCTATTCTAACAAAAGGTATAAGTTTTACTACTACTATTCCTGATGCTGGTAGAATAGTGAATTATGAAATACCACCAGCAGAATTAAGTTCAAATTATTCAATTATTAATATCGTAAAACTAAATAATGATACATCATCAGTAGATAGTGTTACAATTAATAAACCAAGCAGTCAAGGGTCAAGTTATTTTGCAATTACAAATACAACAACTATAAAACAATTATCTATTGGCCTTGTAAATTATCGGTATAGTTGTATATGGTTAGCAAAATATTATGATAGTACGTATGACACAATTATACTACCTGTGCATTATTATTTGGCAACCGCAAATGGTGGTGGAATTACCCCTTAATATGAATAAAAACTCTGTAAGTAGGAGGAGATGTCATCGAGAAAAACATATGACACAGATATTATTACTCTGCGTCGTATATTTGCGGTATCACCTGCAACAAATGCCCCGATTCCGTCAGGAAATATTTTAGCGACAACTTCACATGGGGAAGCGGCCTATGTAGATCCGTATTCTATTCCTGGAATTTCACAATTGAGTACTGCTCTTTTATCGCTTCCGAGTACGATTTCAACATCCGTTGCTGGAATAGGTGGTGTAAGTCAACTTCTTGCTGGAAGTGGAATTTCATTGAGTCCTACAAACGGTATTGGCATTGTTACACTTACTGCAACTGGTGGCGGAGGTTCTGTGACGACGGCTAATTTAACAAGTACTGTCATTGGTCTGGGTACGGCTGGATATCTCTCTTCTGCCACAGGGGTTGCCGCGATTCCTGGAGGATTAGTGAGCACTGCGAACTTGGCAGATTTAGTGAGCACATCGTATTTTACGAGTCAATTGGCATCAACTATCATTGGTCTCGGAACGGCTGGATATCTATCAAGTGCTGTTGCTGCGATTCCTGGTGATTTAGTGAGCACTTCGTATCTAGCAACTCAACTCGGTTCTACTATGATTGGTCTCGGAACGGCTGGATATCTTTCAACCATTCCTACATCACTTCAAAGTCTTTCGATCAGTACAGGAAACATATTTACTTCAAGTGTCATGTTAATTGATACAACGGTCGGTTTTGGATACACTGGATTTGCAAATGAATTAATTGTAAGTTCTGGTAATCTTTTATTAAATAATTCTTTTCTTTCAGGTGGTGGGGGCGGTGGAGGT